ATAATACCTTAATAAAACCGGTTTTATTAAGGTATTATCGCCTATTTTGCTTAATTATTAGCTATTAATACAGTATTTAATGGTTAATATATGGTTAAATATTACCTAACTGACGCAGATGCCGAATATTCACTTGGACCTGGCATTTTCTCAGGCATTTCCACCCCTCCTGTTCTCCTTAGTCTATCTTGCCAGTACCTCCTGTTGAAGTGCGGCTTACTTCTTATCTCACCTGCTTTTCTTATAATGGTCCTTAGAGCCCTGGTGTAATTGGGTGCCCTCTCTTCTTCGTCCTCAAAGAAGTCGTCGTCTAGGGATAGAAGCCTGTGCATTATATAGCTTCTGTTCTCAGCTGCTGAGGATATCTCTTCCCCTCTCCTAGTTCTCGTTCCTTCAGTACTCGTCTCGAAAAAGTCGTCCTCTCCTTCGGGTCTGAACGATCCAATGTGTCTTACTATCTCTGGTGGTAAGTACGAAGCACCTGCCTGTACTCCTCTCATCTGCCCTCGTTCTTCTAAAGGAAATAGCACTCTCTCTCCTTCGGGTCTGAATGAACCAATGTGCCTTACTATCTCTGGTGGTAAGTACGCAGCACCAGTCTGAAGTCCAAATGTCTGACTAGGTTCTTCGAAAGGGTCTACGTCGTCAATAGCTCCTCCTTGCAAAGTACCGGGTCTCTTACCTAAATTAAAGTAGAACTTGGGTTTTACTCCTCTACCAACACAGACAGACCGGATAGTACGACCTCCGTACTCTTTCCAGCATGGCCTACCATATATGTATGCACCTTTGCCAGTAGCTACTGGCCTAGGTTTCGGTGACTTAACTGGAGATACCTTATCTGTCCTTATAAGCGGAGGCTTGAACATTGTATAGAATTACAGAACATTTAAAATTGCTGCTAAAAGTGTTTTCACCTTTCCTGTATCCTTTAATCCCGACCCTTGTATATCTTCGTCGTCGTCTACGTCCATAGGAAGCGGCACCTGGGCAGCAGGTCCTCTCACTCCTTCCTTTGTTACTCCTGTTCTATACCTGTAAAGAGCGTCAGACAGTTCGTAGGGCGGCATTGGTGCATATAACCTTCTCCTTCTATCTGCTTCCGCTCTCGCCTCTTTTCTAGCCTGGTAAGGAGCTAGTATTTCTTTTATTCTTTGTGCCCTTGTCTTACCTCTAGCTTGCCTAGCTCTTTCCGCTATTTTCTGCTTTGACCTACTTGCAACCCTTGGCTCAAGCATTCTTTCTGCAGCCTCATTAGCAGCTCGGACGAAGTCTAAATCTAAATCCTTCACTTTTTCGTCAAGTGCTTCCCTTACTACGTCCCGTAATTCTGAGTCTGTAACATCCTCTAACAAACTCGGTGCAGTCTTTCTCGCTCCAACTCTGTCACTCCTTCTTTTCATTTTTGCCAGCTCCTTCGCCTTCTTTACTTTGTCGTGTATCATCTTAAACAGTGGCGTTAAGTCCCTTGGTGTGACCGGCGGAGGAGGGATAGGCCTTTCCACCATTCCGGTACGTTCGGGAGCTGGGCCATAAGGAACAGGAGGAGCAAACGCTTCTTTTAAGACATCCTCGAGTATTTGAAGAGATATGTCCTCCGCTTCCGCGTTTAACTGGGCGTACTCAGCAACTGCATTGTTCAGTATAATATCAAGATATCCTTCGAAAGCATCTCCTGACACTTTTTGTTGTATTAGAGGGTTTTCGTCTTCCTGTACATAATCAGGATCTTCTCTTTCAATACCTTCGTAGACTTCATTCAATCTTCTCTGGTAATCTTGTACCATTTCTTGGTGTTGTGGATGCCACATAGGATTAGCAAAGTAAGTTCTCACTTCATCCGCTATATCGTCTGGTGGGCCTTGTGGGTACAATGCCTCCAGTAAATCAAGGGAATCGGACGTTCCTTCAAATGGGGCTTCTGTTACAAGCTCGTCGTAGAACTGTCTCATACCTGGTGTTTCTGTTTCTTGTATTCCTACTGGTCCCTGCAGTTCCCTTGGGGAGTCCATGTCCTCTTTTCTGCCCGGTACTTCGTCTCCTACTTGGGCCACATCCGTTTGTATGTCGTGTTCTCTATCGAAAGGAAGCCTGTCAGGCATTCCCGCAGGATCGAAAACAGGCAGTCTTGGTTGTTCTTCCCCTGTGATTTCAGGTCCCTTTATTACTCTTTCTACAGAAGGAGCTTGTTCGTCTGACTGCATTGGCCTTACTGGCTTTACACTGGCTGTTCTTCCGAATTCAGGTCTGTCTGCAGGCTTACTCTCAATTGCGGACAGAATGTTCTTCTTTGCTTCAGCGAGAAGAGCTGGGTTCCTCTGGTAGAAAGGGTCTGCTTCCATCGCACTGAACATAGACGGTTCTTTGTACGATCCTTTAGGAGCTTTGGGAGGAGGTGGTGTAAACCCGACTTGGGCAGGAGCTTGTGGTCTTGCCTTGGGCTCTGCAGGAGAGAAAGTCGGTTTGTCTTGTGCTGGAGGTTGCGCTGTATTTATTACCTGGTTAATAACGTTATCTCCGCATTCTGACTTCTTATTATATCTTCTTTTAGGTTCCGGTCTTTTTTCTGGTTCTCTTATAATTCCCTTCTTGCACAGATCTGCTTCGTACTGTTTGTAGGCACATCTCACTCCATCGTCTTTCATTGCTTCTCGATAGGTAAGACCTGAATCTTTATTGTTTGCTAAATAATCGCGCACGAACTGAGTAAACTTCATTTTATATAAGAACAGAAGATAAAAAGATTCGCTTTTAGCCAATTTTATTTTCTGGTACCTGAGTATAGAAGATGCATCCAGTACATCTAGCAGACATGTCTAAATCGGTTATGTCCAAGCTCCGCAACGGACACGCCGTTAGAGCAGCACTAGGAGCAAAAGGAAGCGGTGTCCCAGCCTTCCTATCAGAGGACAACATTAAAAAGCTAATGAAAGCAGGCAAAAGAGGCGGAAAAGCCGTCATCAAGCTTGGTGCAGAAGAACTCGCCAAGAACAGATCTGAAGGTTCTGGTATCATGGCCGGAGGAAAACTAAAGATGGGAGGATTAAAAGACTTCGGTCATGGCTTCAAGCAAGGCTTTAACGCTATGGGTGGTGTCGACGGGATTGTAAGCGGTGCAGAAATGATGGCTGGCGCTGGTATTTCTGCAGGACCATCTGCAAGAGGTGGTGCAACTCGTTCCCGTGCAAAAAAAGTAGAGGGCGAAGGTTTCATGAAAGACTTTAAGCACGGCTTCAAGAGCACAATGGACACTTTAGGAGGACCTGAGAATGCTATTAAGATTGGACAGACCCTCGCAGGAGGAAAAATCAGTCTCAAAGGCAAGATCAAGCACGACGGACCACTCATGAATACTCATGGAACAGCGGTGCTGATGGGTCCAGCTGAGCAGGGGAGACTCTCCGAGGCGATAGCTAAGGAAGGAATAAAGCAGGCTTCTGGAGGAAAACTAAAAATGAAAGGTCTTACTCACGCTATTAGTACTATCGCTAAGAACCCTGTTGTCCAAGACGCTGCTCTCGATCTAGCAAAGAGCGCCATGGGAGCTGGTCTTATGGCGGGCGGTAAGCTAAAGATGAAGCACGTTACTGGCGCTATCAAATCAATCGCTGGAAACAAGCACGTCCAGAAAGCAGCCATGGACGCACTGAAGAGCGCCATGGGAGGCGAAGGAATCTACGCAGGAGCCCACGGAGGAAGCGTAAAGCGTAAAGTAATTGATCTTATTGAAGACATAGGAGAAAACAAACCAAGAAAAAGAGGCGAAAGCCGCGTACGCGAAGCTATTGACCTTGTCGAGACCATGCGTAAACCACGATCCCGCGGTGGTGTTCTCACAAGATCAAAAAAGGAAGCATGTACGAAAGCTGGATACCACTTGCAGGAGTGCGTGCAAGGCAAGAGAGGTAGAAAGCCACAGCCAAAGGAGGGCGCTGGTTTATTCGCTGGTGCTTCTCATGGCAGAGGTTTGATTGCCGGTGCTACTTCTGGTAGAGGTATCTACGCCGGTGCACGAGGTGGTGCTATTGGACCACATGGGGAAATGTCGGGAATCACTAACGTAGGAGCTGGAGGAAGCATGATGTGCTTGTCGAACCCTGCCTTGGTCCCTCAGCCAATGTCCGAGAACTTCTTTTTCCACACCCAATTCCCTCCTGCCTTAGCATCAAGAATGGAAGGTTAAACATTTAGGAACATTTTAATTTAAAATTATCTTAAGCAAATCTATAGATAATGTTAACGAACGATCAAATAGAGGACTTAGCACCAAGAATGGGCATTCCACTTGAGTTCTGCGGATTCAAGGATTTGTTGCCGAAAAAGCTGAAAGAAAACAGATACTACATGATAAACTTGGAAGACGCTGACGACGAAGAAGGACCCAATGAAGGATCTCATTGGACAGGATTCCAAGTCAAAAAAGCGAATAACGGACACGTTGGCGCAGTCTACTTTGACAGTTATGGAAAAGGTCCACCACAAATTGTAACGAAACTTATAAAGGAAAACTTTGGTGTCGTCCCTTGGTACCCTAAGAAAGACGTGCAGAGCATAGTAAATAATGCATGCGGTTTCTGGCAGTTGGCTTGGGCTCACTTCATCAACGACAAACGTTTTATGACGAACAGTTTGAAGCAAGACACAGAGATGTTTTTGTTGCCGTTCGACGATCTTAATGAAAGCTTAGACTATCAGAAAAATGAGTGGATCTTAAAACATTTCTTCTTAAGTAAAGACAATCCAAAAAAAGTACCACTACCTAAGGACATAATTGGAACAATTCCATCAGACAAAATAGAAAAGGGAGAACACTAATCCGTTTTCTCATACTTTTTTAGAGCCTCTTCTGTGTTGTACTTTTCGTGAAACATTTCCTGGTGCTTCCTATGGTATTCCCTCATCCTAAAAGAAGAGACACGGCAGGCAGTTGGTACGGCGTTATGAAGCTTCTGAGCAACAAAAAACGGGATCTTTTCTTGATCAGTCAAGTACGCAACCTCGAGGTTCTGCGGTTTTACAAGTTCCAGTTCTTCGTCGTCGTCTTCAGCGATTGTCCAGCAATCATTAGAAGGGTCGTTCTTGTACTCTTCTATCCACCTCTTCACTTCGTCCTGTGTGGCCAAAAGAATTGTGTCGTTCAAGACAGTATTGAAGATTTGCACTTGGAGCTCTAAAGGCAAATCTACTATCTGATCCATCTGTGCAAATCTAAGATGGTTTACAATGTACTCTGTAATAAAGTTTTCTGAAAAATTGTAGCGGAAGTTAAAGTCCCCTGTAGCCTGTCTTTTAACCATCATAAATCTCGCCTGTCTGAAGTCATAGGGTTGTTCAGGATTATGAAGAATGTCTTTCTGGAATAGAAGGTAAAATCTCTGGAAGAAGCGGAGGTATGACTGGAAGTCTCTGCAATCAGGATCCCAGAAGTAAAACTTCACTTTCAGCCTGTTCTGTCCTTCGAACACTCTCTCAAATGGCTCACAAGCCCTGCAAGTTGATACCTGGCAAGTCATCTGAGGTTTCTCTTTGTAAAACCAAAGGCCAGTAGACTCGCACCTCTTCCACTCCTCCTGACCAAGAATTTTGCCATACTCTACAACACCATCATAGCCTTTTGTTTTGTTGAAGTACCAATCATAGTAGAACATCGGCACGTCCACACATTGATGTGTACTGTCGTGAGCATCCCATACTCCTATTCTGAGATTACATAGCTTTCTCAGCCCTGCTGTACTACAAGGAAACCTTAGATTGGATTTCCTTGCGTGAGGAGAGCCCATGACCACAAGTGCATGAGAAGCTTCTTCCTCTGTTAGATAGTACTTCTGTGCTATGGTCACAGGGCCTTGAGTAACGAGATCCTTAATAGACTGCATTTTGTGTGAAACGGCTGCAAAATCGGTCGTGGACTGCATAGGGGTTCGATAATGAAGAGATTGTGAAATCAGCGGAGAAAAAAAAATCATCGCTTCGCTGAAAAAGAGACTTCGTCATTATCGAACCCATCATGGAGAGACGCGGCAAAACAACACGGGGTCCCCGCAGAGCTTCTTTTGTCAGAGAGGAAAAAAATGACACTGAAGTAAGGTTGGGAGAATTACTGGCTGAGGTGAAGCCTAAAAGGAGAGAGAAGTCCGACTTGGAAAAACTGGTGGATGCGCAGAAGCGCAGAGCAAAGAAGGAACAAAAAGAGAGAGAAGCAAAAGCTGAGGCAGAAAGAAAGGAGAAAGAGGAGGAAGAGAAAAGAAAGAGACCTCCTTTCTGGAAGGAAATGAACGCTCTGTGTACCGAATTTTTGAATGGACAGCACTTCGGTAACGGCTACCACAACGAAGAGAAGTATAAGTACAATAAGTGGTACAATTATTGGAACACCTACGCGCGTCCTGACTTTGCAAGAAGTCCTACACTCGAGAAGAGATGTTTCGGGTGCAAGGAGTTGTTCGAAACTTCAGACGAAATACCAAAAGTCTGTGGTGTTTCTGGCTGTCCTAAGGTAATGCACAAGGCGTGCTGGAACTACTTTCACTGCGTGAAGGTTGAAGAAGAAACTAAGCAGGCATACTTTAATTTTATAGAGGCTGATGTTTTATCAAGATGTTCTCTTCTGTGCTCTTTCGTTGACAGACAACAGGAAAGCAAAAAGGAAGTGTGCAAGCTTACTGTGTGCCCCCGACATATATGCGGAAATTGCCACAAATTCTCTGCTGAGTTGATGTCTTACTGTCCTACGTGTCCAGCGTCGTACTGCACAGATTGCATTGGAATACAATGCGAATCCCTTTGCAGAGTATGCAGCCAGTTCCCCAGCGCTATGGATGCTCCTGAGATGAGGAACATTAGATATGCTCATTTTTAATTAGTATTTTTTGATATTAATTAAAAGATTAAGAGAAAATGGCCGGTGCCAATTGGATTGTTTATTTTTTCTTTATATTGATTTTGTCTGAGAGAATTTATACCCTCGCCCCAGTGAGGACATCTACGGACACTTGGACCCCATATTCGATAAAGCACAAGTATTGTACTTGGCTCTTACTTGCGTTTGTACCCTGGATGGAAACGCTTTTGGGGACCGCCTCGTCGATGGGGAGCATCCTAGAACAGTTCACATAGTAGTAGGAGAAGGCTTGTTGGAAAGATTGGAAGTCAACCAAACCACTGGTTAGGCCGTCTGTCAAGTTTGCGTTGATGCTGTTGACACCAACGAGTTGGTTCAAGAATTGTTCGAAGTTGTATTGTTGAGTGTTGTAGATCATGTTCTGACCAGCAACGACAACATTGAAGTTTTGAATTGCAGTAAGAGGGGAAGTTGGTCCGCAACCAGCTGCGTCGAAAGGACTCTGGTAAGGAGGATATGGAACTGTTGCACCAGCGCCGACTTGGTCCTTCGTAGTAACGTTAGGGAAGAAGGGGAGGATTAGCACACTCTTTATGTTACTGATACCGTTCGTCAAAAGGAAATTGAACTGAGCTCCACCGTTTACTACACTTGTGGTGAATTGGTAAATATCCGTGTATACAATTTGCTTAGTAGGTCTAGACAAGTAGCTCTCCTCGAATGAGGGGTTGAATGTATACGAGGGAACGTACAAGAAGCAGCTTCTGTTAAGCCCGGTCTGTTGGTTTGGTAAGTAGTTCTGTTGGGACTGGTTAAGGATGGTGTTACCAACGTTAAGAGCGGCTTGAAGGGTAACAGATCCTGCTGGACCTGCGGATGTGTTCTTTGCTGGGTTCTCAATGTCAACGGCAGTACTTCCTGAGATAAGACCTGTCTTTACAGTAGAATTACCGGCAATCATGATTGGTACAATACCACCGAGGGGAGAGGTAATGCTAGCAATGCTTAGAGACTTGTCTGCTGCCATGCTTACCTGAACAACGGGTTGATTGATGTTAAGGGTAAGACGGAAGAACACACCCTTAAGAAGGGGAACTTGGGAAAAGAAAGAGTGTAAGTGGCGAAGGAAGATCTGTGCTTGGATTTGGTAAACAATACCAACAGCACCTCCAGATGAAGGAGTTGAAACGTAAGACTTAACAAGAGATCTGTATAATGCATCCATTGTTGTGGCTTCCATTAGTGAATCCAATTGTTCTCCTCCACCTCCTGACTTAGCAGTAGGATCAGTGGTAGTAAGAAGTTGTCTCATGGATGGACCTACATTACCCGCTCCAGTTAAACCTTCCGCAACTGATCCTTGCTGTAGCCACTGACCACCTTGGGCGGCACTCCAGCAAGCACCAACACCAGCTACTGAGGCATCCTTATGGAATTGCCAGCCGTATGCGGAGTCAGGGTAAAAACCAATTGTTGATGAGTTTTGCTCAATGTCTGAAAGACCAAGAGTAGTCATAAGTCCGAACATTGTCCACATGCTCTGCCATGGGGTTTGCTGTAAGATGGTGGTTCCCGCGTAGTCTAGGGTCATAGAGTGGATAATACTACCAAACCAGGACTTTAACGATAAAAGTTTGGATTGGCTCTTATCAATAGTACTTCCCAAATAGCAGTTACCGGCAGATGCAGCAGCTGTGGACAGAGTTATAGTAAAGGTTGCCCCTGTTGCTGAAGCGGTTGCATTAGCAGAAAGGGTAATTGAGTTTGAAGTGGCAGAGCTAACGGTTGCACCAGATGGAACACCGGTACCTGAAATTGGCTGTCCGGTGATGGCTGTAATGGCGGAAGCAGAAAGACTGCCGCCTTGGAGAGTGACGCTGGTGATGTCTGCACTACCGCTTGTGATTGTTCCTACAACAGTAGAGGAGGATAAAAGAGGAGCGGCGGCTGACAAAACAAGAGGAATGCTCAAGTATGCTTCTCTGTATGCCATATACTTATTCGAATTCGCTAAAGCGCTTGTGTCGATGATAATTTGGTTTGAACCGTAATTGCCATTGTTCTGGTCTTGGATGTTCAACCAGTCTCTCTTCACGAAAACGCTTGGCTGTCCTTCTGTCATGTTTGACATGTCGTAAACTAGTGAGTCTCCTGACATTCTCTGTATATATCCAATATCCAGAAAATAATTTCGGAGAACGCACCTATATGTTGAAGACTATTGGCTTGTTCTCTTTCAGCTTCTTCTTTTTGGCCTCTTTGTCGTTCAACTTCAGCTTGCCTATCTTGTCTTGGATAGCCCCAGACAGTCCCAACTTCTTCGACACATCCTGCGCAACCCTTTCTGGCATAGTTGCGCTAGTGGCTCCAGCGCCACTTGAGGTTAGCTGAGCGTTGCCTTGATTTACCTTACTTTCTTGGTGGATAAGGGTTGAAGGCCCCCTAGCCATAGGTCTGTACAAATATGCAGGCATTTTATATATTGCCTAAATATTTTAAACTTCTTTTTCCTTCTCTTTTCTCATTGCTGTTCTAATAGCGTAAAGTCTGTTCACTATAGCGTCAATATGGCCTTTCTTTGACTTTATCGGTTTTTCCTTCTCTATTGTGCTTGCCTCTCTCATTTCCTTGTCGAGTTCCGAGGCTTCTTTCGCGAACTCAGTCAAGTACTGATTAAGTTTCGAATCAGTAATTCTGTCCATATGCTCTAATATCGATTTTATTTTTGCTTACGGACCCCATTTTCTGTGGATATTGTGATGAGGAGTATTTGAACTGTTGTTGATTGGGTTTCTGCTAAATCGTTGAACTTCCATGCTGCTGGGTTGTCCGTCGCTGGTTGTATGACCTAGGTTTGGATGTTTGTCTTCATTGTCGCGGATGATGAGAGTGATAAGAATATTGGGATCCTGTATTTTGATGGGCTGACCTGTGTTGTCCGTTAAAGTGAGAATGATCTGTGCGGCCTGCCCAGGCATCAGCTTATTCCATGCAAACTCTGGTGGCTCAATGGCTAAAAGATCACCGATGCTTGACTTCGCAGGAATTGGATATAAGAAAGTACTTGGGCTAGAATAAGTGTTTGACACCAAGTTACAGTTCAAGTATATGACGTTGTTTGGCTGTACGTTCGGCGCTTGTGTACTTATTATGGAAGCATTTCCGTCAGGGAAAGCTACACTAGTAGTGAAAACACCAGCAGTCGGAAAGTTCGTGTCTCCAGTAAAGCCAACAATATCGTTAAAGTTAGAATTAAAAAGCCATCCTGGAGCTTGAAATGTTCCGGCAGGGGCAATACCTCCAGCTGTTCCTATTGGAGTATAAACACTGTTAGCGAAACCATCCGCAGGTTGAGTGTAACCAGCGGGAAGGGCTGTGCCATCGGGAATAGTAAAGGAGTTGGCCTGACATGCATACCTCGTAACGTTTGTCTGGAGTTGGATGAAGTACACATACTCACCTGTAGAGGAGTTGACGAGGTAGTAGTTGTTGTCAATTGACCACTGCTGCAAGAAACTGTTGATGTCGCTGATTTCGTATAGACCGTCTGGTATGACGATTGGAATAGTAGTCTGAGGTGTAGTATTTACTCCACCTATTTCGTTCATTGCTGGCCACACTATTGATAGAGTGTTGTTCTGTAAAGGTTGTGCATTGATATTGAGCCAACTGTAGTACATGAAGAGATCAACAAGAGCAATTTCTGCACCTTCCAAGTTTTTACTTCCAGGAAGGTTGTAGACAAATCTGTTATTGTCGTCTCCATCTATGTTTGACCTACTAATTGTAATGGTATGCATCTTTATAATTAATAAGAAGAAAATATTTACTTTCGTCTACGCGCACATTTGCACTTGGCGCACCCTACTCCACTCCCTAGCACTTGCGAAGCTACATGAGCTCCGTAAATCTCTGGATTGCCTGTAGCTATGCTTGTTGCTAAAGGTATAGTTCCTAGTTTGTTGGATGTGTCTACAAAAGAATGACCGAAGTCTTTCCAGAATCCTCTTCCTCTTATTCCATCAACGTTGCGGTATCGGCGGATGTTAGCTCCGCCAAAAAAGAAAGGACTTGAAACGTAAACGTCTTCTGGAACCCTTCCGCCTTGTAGTCTTGGGTTGTCGGGAATTCTTCCCTTGTCTATGTCTATAATCGTGTGCAGTCTGTTTAAAGACGGCATCGTCTGTGTTGGTTCGAAAGGAGATATGTAGTTCCTTCTCATTGTATACAAAGTCAATAGATAATTTTCTTAACGATTAAGGCAAAATGTCAGTACTAACTTCAGACATTATGTCCATGTCAGAGGTAGAAACCACAGTTATTGTTTCCGGCTCCTCCTTTCTTCTAAATCCACGCACAAACCTTTGCCTTCTCTTCTCGTACATACAGTCGTACTTTTCCACGAGGTACTGCTCCAGTTTGTTCTTCATTGCTGTGGGCTGGGAGTCGCGGTTGTTCTTGATGTAGCCTGGTAAGCCCCTGAAAAGATCCGAGTCCCGGATGTAGCCGAGAACGACAGCCAGAGTAAAGTCTGGTAAGTCGTCTCTTTCTTCCGGCATTTCAAACATTTCGTTGAATATTTTGACTACAAGAATACTCGACTCGCAATACTCCTGGGACCTCTTCTTTACATGCTCTGGGACGAAGTTGGCGATCTTGTAGTCCGCTTTGTGGAGGATATCCAAGTGGTCCAAAAGGATATGGAGGAAAGCAGTTCTTCTTTTAATCCACCAGTTTCTGTCCTTAAGCTCTGTTCTAAGAGGGTACACATGAGCTCCCGTTTCCTTTGCTTTTTCGAGCTTCTTCTCGTCCGCAGTAAAGTGGGATTTGAAATGGTAATCGATAACTCTCTCTGCCTCCGCGTCGTCTGTTTGCTCCGCGAAGTCCGGCTTGGAATTGGTTTCGAGGATCATTGTCAAGTGAAGCAATACAGCTTGCACCTTTTTGAATATTTCCCTTGCTACTATTTCTCCACCACCAGTCAAGTCTTTGACTGTGCTGTTCTGGATTGGGAGGTGCTTTGGAGGTTCCCTGAACACACCGTAGCGGATCTTACTAAGAGACACCATAGCTGAGTTGGCCTCTGAGCTGCTCTTTTTCCTCAGGTCCTCGGTGATGATTGCAGTGTTGCAAGTCCCGTAGTAGTCCCCACATATAATCTTCATTGCAGAGTTGAGGAGCGACTTCCCGTTTCTACCCGATCCATTGAAGACAAAGAACTTTTCTAAGTTCCTTCCCGACAAACCGGATGCCATAATAAGCAAGTTCAGGAGCAAATCCTCTGGTTCGGGGTGTATCTGTTTCAGCACAAACATCACGTCCTCTTTGTATTGTTCGTCTTCTGGGTTCAGTTCTTCATAGTCATAGTTTGTAGACATCACTACAAAGTCCTCCATTGTTCTTTCTCTGAATGTCCTTGTAGCTATATCGTAAATGCCATTCCTGAAATTAATTATATCAGTGTCTAAGTCGAACTCTACAGTTTTCCTGAACATGACGTAACGGGCCTGCTTCTCCACTCCGGCTACCCACGATGTCGATCCACTCCTCGCGGTAAAATTATCGAAGACATCTTTGTACTTCTGTTCCTTCATGTATGGAGGATGATTGTAAAGCAAGTTCATTACTTTCCCTAAGTCTCTGTTGAAGAAAAAGTCGGATGCTTCCCAACTCTTTGAATCAGTGTCGAAAGTGTACCACTGTTTGTTGTCCACTTCGAAGATGTATTTTCCGTTAGACAGTCTGGCTTTGATGACTTCTGCCATCAGTCTATGAGAAGACATGCACATTTTCATCTCTGTCATGAGCTCCTTCATGCTGATAGCTGGAACGCTCACTTCAGAGAGGTCGTATCCTTCATCCATTTCCTTGACAGTCCAAGAGAGAGGCATGCCGGAAAGCTCGCTAGTCAGTAGAACAATTAAGTCCAGCACTCCATCTTTTCCTCCTTCGTACTTGTCTACATTTTCCTTCAACAGTTTAAAACCGTCGTACTCATAAGAGGTGTAAATGTAACCAGGGTACTTGTCTCTCTTCATCAGAGAAGTTGTAGCGTGGACTGTCTCCATAACTGACTCAACAATGCGTCTCTCTAGTGTCTGAAGAAAGAGAGCCATAAAGGTCCTGAGAACCACACGTTCTGTTGGGTTCTCCTTTCCTTTCTCTTTGTTTCTATTGTAAGAGAGCTTCCACAAGTGAGGGTTGTCGTCCTTCAGAGCAAGTGCTGCATTGACTAGGGCTTGTTCCAGCTTTTCCACAAAAGAGGAGGGCATGATGGGGATGTTGTACCCAAAGTCTTTCATGTCTTTTCTGTATCCCTCGAATGTCCCCATAAAGAACAGTCGTATGAACAGCTGCTTTACCAGCCACTTATCCTCTGGTTTGATATTCCACATTTCCATGTGCAGTTTTATGATGCTGTCTCTCTCGTTGACGTACATCACGAGTTCTTTCGGGGCTCTGTCCTTCAGGACATAATAGAGTAGATTCGGCTGACAGTTGGAAATGTCAAAGTCGTAGTACTCTGTGCAGATTGTGTGGCGGACAGGTCTTCTCATGTTAGTGAACCCTAGGGACTTGTGCACAGTCACCCTTCCGCACCTTCCCTTCGCTTCGTCATACTTGACCACCACTCCTTCACACTGCTCGTTGTAAAGGAAGGCATAGTCAGAGATCTGTTTCTTTTCATTCTGGAACTGTCTCCTTAGGACATCCACAAACCAAGCACTTCTGTTAGTCCATTCCAATAATAAATGGTCAGAAGCAAGCAAAGTGTCCATCACTTTTGTGTCTACTTTCTCTACAAACGTGTTTGTTGTAAGGAAGGTAGGTCCTGTTGGTACCGACAAAGTTCTTGAGTCCATTTTATACAAGTTGGAGAGATTTTCTAAACTTCTGTTTAACATGGGGTTCGATAATGAGAGACGTGAAAAATCAGCCAAGAAAAGTGAAAAGTAAAAACAGCTCGACGGTCGAGCAAAAAGTAGAAAGAGACAGCAAGGGGAACAGTGGTTTATAGTAAGGCCACATCTGTGTGTGAAAAACAGCTTACAACCTCTTTTATAAAATAAGAGGGTGTTCCAAATATACCCCGAAAACAGATACCCTAAATCTCAATTACATAATAAGCTATCTCTAAATTCCTTCTCTTTTTCACACAGACTATAATACAGTTAATATAATAATATATCCTAAATAGCAGTGCATGTTGTCGAGCGGTGAGAAACAAATCGCAAAAATGTGAAAAACACTTCACACGCTATTTAGGCAGATTTTATTATCTATTTAGAGGTTATACTAAGACTATGTCAGAGGCACTAACACCTAAGCTCACCAGAGAGCAGTACAGAAATCTTTACCTTCAAAATATGGGTAAAGAAATCCAGAACGAAGCGTTCAACCTTTCAGCTATGCAGACTTACTTAACTAACGGAGACTCAGTAGAGGAAGCAATTAACCAGTCTGCTACATTGACACAGGGTCTTCCTCTTTCTACTTTGAGGGCAATAAACGCAGTGAAGTTCCGAACAACTGTAGAGAACTCTACTGCCGCAGTTCAACCTATGAACTTAAAAGAACAACAATTTATTTACGTTGCAGCAGACTCTATTAATCAGTTGCTTAGAGCCGGCTATATGGGTGACGGACAGAGAAGAGTAACTCCTCAAATATTCAGACAGGTTGTGTCAGATATGATGAAAGGAGCTTTAGGACAAATTCCCACTTATGCTAATCCACTTATCCCTTCAGCTGTTGAAGGAGACAACCAGACAGCAAGTCAAGTACAAAACACGCAGGTTGATAACGATATCGCTGCTGACTTCTCCGCACCTGAAGGAAGGGTTAGTAGACATAAAAAAATGTTTACAAGAGGAGGCTTTGAATATGGCCAACCGAGCCTCTTTACCCCTCAACAAGCAAAACCAGTACCAGCTTTTCCAGAAGGCACAGACTTCGGGTTCAGTTCTGCTGACACAGCAAGGTTCATGCAGTCTAACTTCGCTGATCCTAATAGATCAATTGACGACTACAATCTTTTACCAATGTCTCATGAGCAAGCAAAGGAGGAGTTCGACGCAAAGTTCGGAGGGCCCTCTGACTCCTTGTACGGTAACGAATTGTACGATGAAGATGGCAACAGATTGGAACTAGCGGATGCACCTGTCTCAAAAGGAAAGAAAAAAGTAGTAAAATCGTCACAATTTTCTGATGTAACTAATAAAGCAAAGAAGACGGGAAAGAAACTGTTCGGAAGAGGCTATGGTCCTCCAATAGGAAGAGATAGCGTTAGCCCTTACGTAGAAGGTGCTTACCAGAGATCCATTCGCGGTTCTGGTTTGATGGTAAACAACCGACCAATGGCACAGTTTGGCAACTACATGATAGACATGGAAGACTTAAAGAACAACCAACTATCTCTCTTCACGCAGAAGGGAAACAAACAAAAGAAAATACCGAGAGCTGTAATAGGAGGAAATGTATCAAACGTAATAAAGTCACTAGTGGTGGGTCAGAGACCTAAACCAAAGGACATACTTTCTCTTTCAGAAGACGAGAGAGACTACTTGAATGGTGTAGGAATGGCAGCAAAAATAGAAGACTTAAGAGATATGCCAACAAAGAAGAAAACAGAAATGCAGAAAGAGATGCACGAGTTTGAAGTACTAAGAGGACAGATAGCAGCAGGGAATGACAACAAAGAACTAGTACAGGACTTTAAAAAGAAGCTTCTTAAAATGATTCACGGAAAAAAGGTATCTAAGGCACAAGGCCACGACCTACTTCTAGAACTAGCAGCTATGGGAATCTAAAAGACAAGTCCAACTTTCTCTCTCTCCGCATACTCAGTCAAGTTCTGGCCACACACGCGTTCTGCTGTTTGGTCCACGTAGTATGCCTTTGTCTCTCCTGACTCTCCTGACTCTGACTGGGGCTCCATTTTGTTCGATGTACACAGCAAGATAGAGAGTAACCAGGCAGCCAAAAAGGACCCCGAATAATATGCAAAGAAAAAAAATGAGCATCGTCCCATGGGTTCGATTGTGACAAAGTCTCTTTTTCAGCGGAGGCCGAACTTTTTTTTTGTCGCTGATTTTGTCGACTCTTCATTATCAAACCCCATGACCATGGATCTCGTACAAGTAGCCGTTAAAAATTTACAAGATGCCTTGCAGAAAAGGTCCTGTTGCGACAAGGCAACACAGACGGAGAGACACGACTCTCTTGTGGAATTTCATTTATTCAAAGCACTAGAATATATGAAAAGAGGATTTGGGGAATACTCCCCTCCGACTGCGCCCTTCCCAGAACCACTCACTCAGGACGACGATATCTCTGTTCTCTCTCATGAAGAGGATGTGCTAGAGAAAATTGAATTCGACAATAATTTGGAAAAGCACATGTCTCCCATTATTGAAGAAACAAACACTAAGAAAAGAAAGGCTAGAAGGATTACTGGAGCGGAGGACGACCAATCATGGATCTGCGAGAAGTATGAGAGAACATACTTAGCTCACATTCCCGAATCGGGCAGATGGAAAATGAAGACTCTCTTGAAAGACAAAGGAGAAGATTGGGACGAAGCAGAGTGCTCCATCATAGAAAAGATGAGGGACGCGAAAGGAGGAAAGAACGCCAACAATGTTTTCACGGAAAGAGAGAAACTGGTGGAGCTATGGGCTACGCAGCACGGAGTTAACTACAACAAGGCCATAGATCTGTGCAAGGACAAGAACAACCTCAAGTTGTTCGTGGAGATCAAGAAGGAGTCGCCAGGGCTCATTCGCTCGGGACTTCCATGATGTCCTTGAAGCCTTTCCGGAATCTCTTAGCTGGATCTTCCTCAAAATCTATTAATAATATACTGAACTTAGGTGCATTAGTAACTGCTTCATCATATAGTTTCATTAGGCCTTCTTTATTAACACCTAAACCAGCTTCAGACAGAATACTGTTTACTTCTCTGTTAGACCCACCTAGTCTTAGTATTATTAAGTAGCTGCAGTTCTGCCTGACAATCTTTGGAATACCGAAGTATGATTGACTCAGGTAGGCAACCGAGCAGTTCAGCTTACGGCAACGGATGTAGTAGTTGCATATACGTTCTTGGTTCTTTGCTAGAACTAAATCGTCGAATGCTACGAAATGATTCAAGTCTTTGTCCATCTTGTCTAACACAGGAGTGTTCTCCAATCCTTCCACGATCTTAATGTCGTCGTGGAGAGACTGTAGCCAGTTGTACAGAGGTTCGTTCTTGTTTCTTGTCACTATGCAAATGCTGTGGAATGTCCCAGGAGCTCCGGAGAACAAGCTCAGCAAATTAATCAAAAAATTCGTTTTGCCTGAGCCAGATGGGGCTACCACGCACATACGGAAGGGGATTTTTAGCCCATGCAGATTCTGGTGTGGATTAGACACTTCATCCAACATCCGCTTGGGGATCTTTTCATACATGTTCCGAACAACAGCGGATGATGCAGATTCCTTCTTCTTCTTGGTTGGCTTTTTCTCTTTCTCATCGTCTTCAGCTGCTATTTCTCTTAGTAGCCTATCATATAGGGCTTCGTCCATTATTGTATATGTTACCTAAATATTTTGTTTACGTATTTTATACGATGGTATTGAGAAATACTCCTCCCGGCAGACAAAAATACAACCTTCCGGCCACTAGGCCACTGTACTCACCGACTTCTACTTTCAACACAAACAACTTCGTAATAAGGGCACAGAAAGTGCTGCAGAACAACAATGCCTCTTCCGTCAGTAGAAGATCAAACGTTACACCGCAGAGCGCTGGTTACAATACATTAACTCCAAATAAATAATTTCTTAAGTAAAATAAATGAGTAATCAGCCGAAGCCAGTAGAACAATTATCTATATTCAACCCAGCGAACTACGGCCAGGAAGCCGCAGACTTATCTTTCCCGACTGCGCAAGGGACAGAAACGTTTCCAAATGGAGTTATATGGGGAGACGGTACATACCAGAATAGCGCTTCAGGAGGAGCAGGGTCTGGTGTACAGAACCCAATGACTAGCAACCTCAATGCAGGAGGATTTACAATAACGAATTTAGCAAATCCAAGTAGTGGTACTGACGCAGTTACTTTGACGTACTTCCAGAGCAACTCTCTAACTAATCCTATGACAACTGCTCTAGACTTAGGCGGCAACCAAATTACTGACCTAGCTAATCCAACTACAGGAGACAACGCTGTCACTTTGACGTATGCAGATGCGACTTATGCTCCCATTGTCAGCCCTACCTTTTCTGGTACAGTACAAGCACCTACTCCTTCGATAGGTATAAGCAACACCATTGTGCCAACTACATCTTGGACAAACAGTACAATATCTAATACACTCAACAATTCACCCTTCCTTGGAGGAAATCCAAAGTCTACCACACCATCTGCAGGTTCTAACAGTACAGACATTGCTACAACAGCATGGGTAACATCATATTACAGCACGCTTCCAGGTCCGACTGGTCCTACGGGCCCTCAGGGCATTCAAGGAGATACAGGACCAACAGGACCAACAGGACCAACAGGAATGACAGGGCCTGGGGCTGGAGGAGCTGGTACAACGGACTACGAAGGAATGGGCCTTGTATTGCAGTACTTTCCTTACGTACCACTTGACTATGGCAACAATAGTCCAACTTACCAGTATACACTGAATCCTATCGCTCAATCATTTCCTAGTAAGTACTACCAAGCGTACGGTTCGTCTGGCGTTAACAGTCTCCTGCTCGTGCAAGACTTCAGTGGAAGCTTTAATACTGCGTCAAGTGGAAATTACCCGCAGGGTGTAGCAATTGGTCAACCGCTTGGGATTCCAACATCAACTACAGGATCTACATCGAAGTCATATGTAAATGTACCTCTGACAGGAATAACTGTTCCGAACGGTGTTAATGGAGTGTACGGTTACCCTGTCGTTAATTCTGACTTGCGGTACTCGATGATCCCAGTTCTTGGATATTACTCAGACAGCGCGTCTGCAACTGCTCTTACTACCTATCCGGTTTATATTAGCAACGACTACTGCAGCACGGTCACCACTATTTCTTATACTCCGTCAGTAAGTGGAACTATTGTATGTCCTACTGTGTTAATGTCGTCTTCTGGAAAAAGGCAAGTTATCATATGGGAGTATTGGGGCTACACTGGCGGTACGTCAACTCCTTCAACGTACATGCAGCTGAGTACTGACTACGGGTCTTCTTTCTCTGCTGTTACGTCAATAGCTGACAACTTAGACAGAGTCGCAGGTACTGCTTACAGCCCTTCTTGTTGTATGAGCAAAAATGGTGCAGTCATTTACTACTTCTACAACGCTGGTCCGCTCAATCCGTTAGGCCAATCAGGTGTTCTCTGCATGGCCAGGTCAGACGACGGAGGACAAACTTTTACAAACGTGGCCATAGATTCGAACACACCTTTTGGCCAAGCAGCAGGTGCTTGTTGCAGCGCAGGTGGAGATACAGTGTACGTCGCGAGGTCGCAACCAGGTCTTTCCACAACTAACGTTGGAACAGTTTACTATAGCACAGATTATGGAAATACGTGGAACAACGTAACAACAGCAACTACAAACACGAAGATGTCTATTCCTCCGTCATCATTTGGCGTATGGCCGTCAGGAATTACATGCGATTCCACGGGTCAGTTGCTTTCGGCTACTGTTGGTAGCTTGGGAGGTACAGGTGGACTGTGGCAATCAAGGCAGGGAGGGCTGATGCTGCAGAACGTTTCTGTACAAACAGGAAGCCAAGACTTCCAGAGCGCTAGCATATCCGGTAACGGTCAGTACTTTTCCTTTTCTGACCCTAACTTACGTGAGAACCAGTATTTGAGTTAATTATATTATCTGCACATAAATAATATAATGTGGACAGAAGAAATCGAGGACCTCTTAGAAAGAATCAGACAGAACGCCATTTCCCTCGCGGAATCACACAGAAGAAAATATCACGACTTGAACACATGGCACAAATGGTTCCGCGTGCCTACCATAACCATGGGCATAGTGAGTTCCACTTTAGCCAGTAGGCCATTCGGAACATCCGAGAGACAGTCAGAAACTGGTATCCTTATTTTGGGATGTTTGATTTCTATTCTCAGTGCCATTGAGCTATATTTGAACATCCACGCGTCAATGGACTTGGAGAACAAAATGTCCAAGGACTTCTACAACTTGGGAGTTGATATATTTAAGACACTCAGGCTAGACAAAGAGCATAGACCAGAGAAAGCAACAGACTATTTAGTTAAGAAGTATAACGATTACGTTAAGCTGAAAGAAGCCAGCCCACTTAATGGTAAACTTAAGCATGACTTGTTGGCGAAGATTCCTAATAGTCCGGCCACATATATTGGCGAAGGCCCAGAGCAAATAAGCCAGATAGACATATACAAATCGCTATCAAAGGCAACATCATTTGTATTTGTGCAAGATAAAAAATCTGAGGAAGAGGTATAAGATGAGCGATCTAGCATTCGCACAAGAAAATAGAGCTGAGATGAGCAGAGCTTCCGCAGGAATGTCTGATATTTTGCCCCTACGATACCTGGCAAGGCTGCAAAGCGCAAGGGATGCAGCACGAGCTGAAGGGAGACCACATAATTACAACGAAATGTCGGAGAGAATACTAAGAGCAGCAAGGGACTTCGGAGACACAGGCATCAATCCTGATTTCTTTTTGAGACCATCAGGTACAGAAATGGATAGAGGGCGTGCGAGAAAGAACCTAGTTACCTACTTGCCGTACTTAACAAATGCGGTAAAGGAAAGGGGCTTAAGAACACTGCAAGGGTACGACGATACAGAAACAAGCGGTATAAATCACGCACAAAACTTGAGTATTCTTTTGAACGAAGGCTTAGATCCTAGTCATCCCAAGTTGAAAAGCTTCGTAAGACACTTGAAGTCTTATGCAAGACCAGGAAACAGAAGGAATGATGAAGACTTCTTGACAAGGGGAGAAGTGTTGGACAACTGGGCAAACGTATTTGATGCGCACAGCGAGGATGTACCAGGATATGGAAGAATAGCAGAAGAGTTAAGGAACAGGGAAGGAGTGCTGAGGGAAGGAGTAAGACCAAATGATCCTCTACCAGACCAAGTAGATGGAACAGGCATGAGAGACAAATGCATTGATAATTTATCTAAAAGAAAGGTAAGTAAAAAAGGACTACAGGAATCATATGACAGAGGCATCGGTGCTCATAAGACAAACCCTTCGTCGGTGCGTAACGTACAAGGCAAGAAAGGAGTGGGAGGAAAAAAGATGGGAAAAGAACAATGGGCTTGCGCAAGAGCAAAGAAACTATCAAAGCTTGGAGACAAAGCAGGGTACGACGGGGATTTGGTCAAAGGCGGAGGATATAAAATTACGCAACATACTAAGGACCAAGCGAAGAAGTTGGGAGTGGAAGTAAAACCATCTCAACTTGCGAAGAAAAAGATAGACGTATTCAGAGGAGGAAGAAAGGTGGCCAGCGTAGGTCACACAGACTACTGCGACTTCCCAACTTTTAGAGAATGCTGTGGAACAAAAATGGCTAACGCGCGGAGAGAAGCATATAAAACTAGACATGAAAAGACAAGGCACAAAAAAGGAACTCCATCGTATTACGCGGATAAGTTATTATGGTAAAAATAAAAATATTGTGTTAATTTATAAAATGAAATTCGACGATCTATCTCTTGATAAACTTAAATCTTTAGCCAGAGAGAAAAAGGGACATCCCGGAGTAAAGGGATTCTCAAAGATGGGAAAGGAGGAACTGAAGAAAGTACTTAAGAAACACTTCAAAATAAAGGGTGGAACTTTAGAGGAAAAGAAAGTTAAGTTGCAGGATCTTCCAGACGAAATCCTTGGAAAGATTAGCACATACGTACCCAAAGAATATACGTTTAGCAAACAGCCAACAAGCGTCTTCAATGCGGACCACTTCTTGGACAACGTCAGGGGTGAATTTACTCGAGATAATAAGGGATTGACCGGGCTTAAAGAATTGATGTCTGGTACACAGGAACCATACACTCCTGTTGAGGCACAAAACCCTTACTTGTCTCGAGCGTTCAGAGGAAACATGCAAGATCCCTCAGATGCAGTGGGCACTACTAAGTATGAGCCAAAAGGAAAGAGACTGGGAAGACTACCTGACCCGAATAAAGGGAAGAGAGTGACAGGTGCAACGTCAAAGCTGAACGAGCTACGTAACGAATTGTCAGATGCTCCAGACGGAGCCTATGATATGGCGGGGCCCCGCTCATTGGGGTATAGATTCGCCTCGGCTGCGGAAATGGCTGCCGCGAAAGCGCGCGCAACGGGCAAAGGCATGCCTTTCCACAAGGACTTGTTTCGACAATCTGTTGAGCACGTTTTGAGGAAAGCAAAGGGTGGACAACTACCAACGAAAGTAATGAACAAGGCTATGAACCTAAGCGTAAAAGGAGGAAAGTTATCTTCAGCAGAACTACACGACATGTTGCACGGATCGTACAACCTTGATGAATACAAGGGTGGCGATGGTTGGTCAAGGGATGACGACTTGAGCACTGCCACTTCTAGCGTTTATAGGCACAACGATGGTAGAGCTGTGGTTGCACATAGAGGAACAGAAGGTACAATATCAGACTGGGGAAACAACCTTAAATACGGATCCACCGGGGAAACTGGCTACAAGCAAACTCAGAGATTTAAGGATGCCAAAGAGGTACAGAAAAAAGCTGAAGAAAAATACGGGCAAGACAAAATAAGTACTATTGGTCATTCTCAGGGAGGTCTTCTCGCGGAGTTACTGGGCAAAAACGGCCATGAGATTATTACGGTTAATAAAGCAACCAGTCCTTTTAGTGACAACTCCGGAGGAAAGAACCAGCACGACATCCGCAGCGACTGCGACAAGGTATCTATGTTCAAAACAAAAAAGAGCAAAAACGATACTACAATCAAGGGGAAAAAGAATGCTCTCGGATGTAAGGATTCCATAAAGGAGCATTCGTACGACATTTTAAAGCGTAAAGGAGATGACCACATGTTTGGGCACGGTATGGCACTTGGAGCTGACCCTGCGACTTGGTCACCCCAGGGAGCTGGAGTAGACGATGACGACATTGACTTTGAGGATATTAAATGGGGAACATTTACGAAACAATTAGAAGCGTATAATAGGCAGCACGGGAAGAACCTTGACTTGTGTAAGTTTGCAGACATGATTCTTAAGGATACCAAAAAGTACCAACAGAAGACAGTGAGAAGAGCTAGATTTTATAAGAACGTTTTAGCAAAGAAAAAATGTAAGTAAAGGATATAGCAATGTCATACATTCAAGCTCCTATCAGTAGACACTTGTCAGGGAATACGCAAATGGCTGGAAGGACTACTATGATTCCACAGACAGCCACAGCCTACATGGAAATACCAATTCAACAACAGTACGACTTAGAGAGACAGAACTACTTTCGTTTTCACTCTCTAGCACCTCGTACAGTTCAAACGCAATTAGGAATGAGAGGTGACACAGACAACGGACACAGGTACGAAGTTGGCGGAAGTCCACATGTACGTTATGGATATTCCATGTCTTTTGGAACACCTAATCCAAAGAGAAGCTTTGCAGAGAACATAGAGAACACTTTAGCTGCAGACTCTAAGGCATTAGGCCGGGGTTTGTTCAAGACAAAGGCATTCCACGAGATGGGAAGAGACTTAAAGGGCAAAGGGGGAAGAGGGGGTAGGTTTAGGGGTTAATTATATAAGGATCCTGACTGTCAGGACTTAGAATGTTTTTTTCTTAACTCTCTTAATTTACTCTAGTGTCAAATCTACTACATCTATATCTTGTAATGGTCTTGCTTCTGCTCTCTCGTTTCTCTGTCTCTTTAGTTTGAGTATCTCTCTTCTCTGTTCATTGATAGCATTTCTGTTATTGATGACTGTACCCATTAGTTGACTGTTTGTCTCTATGAGAATCTCGATTCTCTGTGTGGCTTCTTCTAGGCTTCTCTTGAGCTTCTTGATTTCCTTCTTGATCACCTTAGCATGGCACTGTAGTCTTACCTGATCTTCATCTGACTCAGACTCTGTATCAGGGAACACGTAGGCTTCTTCTTTCTCAGGAGTCTTCTCTGATGATGCTAGTCTTGCCACGTCATCATTGTCTTCGTCTGGGAACTCTACATCTGTAGGAGAGAAGTCTGGAGGTATGGGGGAGTGGTCAAATGTACCCCCTGGTGCTCCGGGGCACTGTGGTTGTGTGGCTTCTGGGGTAGAGGGGCACTCTGCATATCTGATTCCTAGCTTCTGCTTAAGGTCATCTGAGAGACTGGCTTGGCTCTGTGTGTCTTCTTCTTCTTCTTGAGCCTTTTTCCACTTGTCACCTAGTACTGTGTTCTCTTTGGCCCATGCCGTGAACCCTCTCGCAGCCACACATTCATCTACAGACATTCCTGAGTAAGGGCATTTCTTTGTGTTACCGTCGTTCTTGTCTATCCATACTTGTCTTCTCTCTGATCCATCTGCTGAGTCACAGCAGTACTCTGGCTCTGGTTCTTCTGTGTACTTCTTGTTCTTACCTGCATTTGTTCTTCTTGCTCTGTTAACGGCTATGCTACTTGAAGGTAGCTGCTTCGAACCCTGGCCCGGCATGATTTTTTTTTTACTTTTTTTATTTTGTTAATTAAAGGACTCGAACCCAGTATCGTCTTCCTGAGGACGCAGTAGTTCGGTTTTGATATTTAGTTGTTACTAGTCTATTACTATGTGGTAAGTCTTAGGGATGGCTTCTAACCTTCTCTGTCCAACGAGATTCAGATCTGTACCACTTGAGCTATATGAGTATGATTGTTGCGGTGAAATCCATTGCCGCCAGTCAGTATATAAAGTAAAGATTTGTCACATTTTTTTAACATAGAAAGTGTAGCAAAAAAAAAGGTTCTAGATTTTTTGGTTACTACTCGTCTTTCTTGCGTCCGAGAGGTTCGCCAAGATGACCAGAACCGAGGATCGAACCGATGACCTTTGGACCGACGCACTGCGGTCCTGACCATTGGGACAAATCCTCATGCTGACCGGATATCTCACCTCAGTATATATGTGCAATGTATATGCAATGTATATGCAATGTATATGCAATGTATATTAAACAGAGGGTATCCCAATAAGCCCTTCAGAACCACACAGCATGAAATCAATTTTTTCAACTACAGTTTCTCTGTTGAAAAAATTTCAATAAAAATTGAGCTTATATTTTGAATCGAGGTTTCGGATTCCATGCCGATCTCGTGCAATGGTACTAACCCTGTTCTTTTCTTCTACATAGGTAACTGATAATCAAGGTCAAGAGTTCGATTCCCTAATCCCGATGGAAAAAATGTCACAAAAAAGAGAAAGACCAGCCACTCCTATACCCCAATCCCCGGACTATCCCCCGCCGAAGAGAAGAAAATACTATATACCATTCCCAGAAATGCCGGACTTAGAGAGGCCCATACTAAGACCTCAACAGAGAAGAGAGCCAATAAGCTTCCACCCAGACAAAGACCTGGCAGGGAAATTCGGGGAATTGCCCAGGGAACTACAGGATCTGATCAGAGAATACGGGGTACCTACAATAGAAGAGTGCAATGCGAAGATAGCAGAGAGAAAGCTCAAGAACATAAGAAAACAGCTAATGGACAAGAGAGAGAACGTCAAGTACCTAGACACTGTACTAATACAAGAGAAAAGACTAGAGAGAGCTGCAGAGCAGATAGGAAGGTATTTCGGAATGAGTGGTCCTGTGCGTTTCCTTAGGAGCATGAAGAAGTGGATTCCTAGCTATCAATACAGAACAACAGAGGAAATAGTCGACCATCACGTAAGACACAGAGAAGCCTCTGATGAACTATGGTTGTTGCCATATAGGTACTCTAACAGACACAATCCTCCTCCTACAGAGGAAGCCAGACAGAGAGAAGAAGAAGTGTACGAAAGAGTTCAACGTATAAGAGAAGAGAGAGGACCATGGCAAATCCCAGGACCAGACCTAATGAGAGCCATCATAGGTAGTAGACTAAGAGGATATTCAAATTGGAGACACTTAAGTAATTAACAAAGATAAACCTTTCTTTTCTTTCTTAGATGAAGTTCAAATAAGATATTCCCACGTAGCCGGGCTTTGGACAGTAAGAAGAGCAAGGCTACACTGGCTTCATGCAGATACTAGGATGCCTCCATGGTCAAGTCATAGTATAGATGAAGTAGCACTATCATATGATGATTAAGACTTAACAAAGAAAATTTTTATTCGCTGTCTTCCTTCACGTACGTGGTAAGCATATTCGCTGACGACCCCATGTCTCCTAAAGTCTTTTCTATCTTTTTCTTCTGTGCAATAGTATCACCGAATTTATCAGTTAGATAACTATGTCTCATTATGTTAACTCCAGCTTTCTTACCGTCGAATATTCTACCTAAACGTTGATTTAACTTAACGGCTCCATTACTACTTTGATCAGGTCCACCAAGTGGCTGCATATTACTGTCTATAAGTAAATAGTCAGAGGGGTTCAGCTGAGCCCATTTCTTGAGGATGTTCTTGAGCTTCGTAGGCAAAGGTATAGTTTGCTTACCATACGTTTTAGATGTCTTGTATGAGTTGAACACTAACTGTTTGTCGCCTATATAGTTGTCCTTATCTTTATCGACATTACGTAATTTCATGTCCACATAATCTTTTGCTCTTCTTGGGACTATGTGTTTACCTGACAAGAGGGCAAGGATAACGTATTGCTGATAGTCCTGCAGTTCCTTCCGTGATAAGGATCCCTTTTTAAAGAGAGCTGCGGCCATCTTTTCGTATTCCTTATACTTCTGCCCAATCTCATCCTGAGATACCCAGTTTGCTTGCTGTTGAGGAGTCTTTGTTTGCTGCTCGATTTCTTTCCTGTGTTCTCCTATGTCGTCCATCATAAGTTCTCTATACTTTTTTTGCGCATCTCCGTCTGTGACTATCACAAGAGCGGACAATACCGTTTTACGTCGGGAAGGAGGAATGTCTTGGAGGTGCTGCAGGACCTGGGATGTATTATCAAATAACTTAGGGTCTACTTCGTCTGTTCCGTTTAAGCTGCGGTGAAGGCTCCTTAAAATGCTGCCATACGTATTTATGGAGGACTTAGAGAGAGATGGTCTTTTTTCTTTGATGTACTCCTTAAACTGCGCTGAATCCATTATAAATTAACGGAATAGAAAAATATGCATAGAATTAACCTAAAATAATCTTTAGCTAAAGTATAATGGACAAAGAAAAATTAGTAAGGATACTTTCTGGAAACGCATACGCTTCTTGTGCTGGCAACGAGGTAATGTTCTACAACAGGGATATGTGTAACGGTGTTAAAGTAGTAAGCACCGGGGACCCCGAAAAGTACAAAGTAATTAGAAGTATACGTAAAGGCATTTTGCACGAGGAAGAGGTCCTATTAGAGGACGTGGCACATTTGTTTGTTGAGATGGCTGCAGAGGATGTCTACCCTGAAACCAACCTAATATTTCCACGTGGCCTCTCTGATGCCATGGACATCTGCAGGGAACGTTATAGAAAAGAAGTTGGACCAAGACTGAAGAAGCCGAGAGGATATACGAGTCTCAACAATACAGAATACTGGGACGACGCGAAAGACATACTTCATTCTGCATAAATTTAGACGACATTAATTTATTTTCTAATAGTATAACGTAATGTCGAATCAAGCAAAGCCGTATGAGGAACTTTCTGAATTCAACAGAGACAACTTTCCGGGATCTAGCTCTTCCGCGTCTTCTTTAGATTATCCAGTTGCTCAGGGCGTTGCAAGCCTAGTTTACGGGGTAATTTGGGGAGACGGAACTTACCAGAACTCTGCATCAGGAGGAGGTGGAGCTGCTCTTACCGTACAAGACGGTACAGTCACCGTAAACAACGTCACAGATATAAACGTAACAAACGGAACCCTTACGGACAATGGAGGAGGAAGTGTGAGCATCACTACTGGAGGAGGTGGAGGAGGTGTGACAAATCCTATGACTGCTGATTTGGACGCAGGTGGTTTCAGTATTTTCAACCTTCCAGAAATAAATGATTCAGCGGCGGTTCAGTACGTAAATATGGGACCGGTGGTGCCAGGAAATGACTATGTTGTAGCTATTATATCCACAGCTGCCATAGCGGAGGGTTCAGTTACAATCGTAAGTAGATGTTTGGATGTCGGGTTTAAACAGACAGTCGTATTTACTGCAACGGCGTATCGAACAAGAGGGCACGCTAACGTTATAGCTAATCTAACTGAGTCTGATACGCCAATTTTTGAAGCAGTTGTGCTCGGAGAAAGGTCTGGTTCATTGTTTTGTAATTTAAGGTGTTCAGCACCCTCGTCCACTTGGGAAGTTAGGGCTTATATGAACCAAGACGATAAAGGAACTATTGGATCATATGGAGACAGCTGGAGGCTATCTCCTTCTGCTTCGATTGCCCCTGGTCTTGGTACAGTATTCGTGGAAATGAGGTTGGGCTTCCAAGCAGAAGGACAGGCTACAATGTCGGGAGATCTTGATGTAGTTGACGGAGTCACGTGCAGAACACTTGCTTGTGACACAGCCTCCGCTACAACATCAGTAACAACAAATACTACATTTACAAACGAAATAAGGGACAATGGTTTTGCCCCCATAGGCATATTCAACACGATAAGCATGCAAAACAATGACATACAATCCGCTGGGGTAGTGGGAGGAACAGCTTTCGTTGGAGCAGCTTTAAATTTAACAATTCCTATAGGCCATCCAACAAACGGCCCTCTTTTCGTTGACACACAAAACAACAGAGTGGGCATAAATGTCCCAGTTCCTACAGAAGACTTTGAAATAGACGGTAATATCCAACTGGACAGTGCTGGAGCAAACAAGATTAAGTTCTACGACGGAACAGCTACAACTGAAAGAGCTGAAATAGACGCAGTTGCATCAGGAACAGGAGGTCAATTAGTGCTTTACACAAAGGAAGACCCAGGTACAGTCACCGCTAAGATGACAATTCAGGCAGATGGCAGAATAACAATAACGAATAGAATAGAAGGCCTACCCAATCCTGTCGCTGCCACTGACGCAGCGAATAAGCAATATGTGGACGCATCTATTCCTAGCCTGGCAGGCTACGTTCAAAACCCAATGACCTCTAACTTGGACGCAGCGTCCTTTAAGATTACTAACTTACTCGACCCAACTGCTGCGCAGGACGTAGCAACTAAAGCGTATGTTGATTCTAGTGTTCCTACTGGGTTCGTTACAAATCCCATGTCTTCAGCGTTAGACGGTGGTAACTTCGACATGACTAATATAAACAACATAGTAGTTAACAACAGGATCACCTCTGGTGGTTACCAAGAAACGTTCGACAGTATGTACGCAGGTCAGGCCCTGAGTTCTCCACTCCAGGGTTTCTGCCAGTTCATGTTGCCATTTCAATCTAGTCTTGGTACAGGAGTAATGCCAACTTGGACAAACGGATACCTCGATCCTCAAAAGATGAGCTCAAGGGTTACTGTAACAGAGACTGTAACGGCACCAGGAGCAAATAAGCTCAATGCCGTTTCTCTTATATCCAGTACAATAGGCGCATACAACCTCCTTTCCGGAGCTCCTGGTAGTAATGTTATTATTACTATACCACCTCAACTGGACAACCATACGTTTACAGTACAAGTGGACGGTGAGTGGAACGGTTCAACAATAGGTGGTAATGGTAACTCGTATATATATATTAGAGAAGACGCTAACCCTGCAGGAACAATATACGGAATGTGTACAGGACAAGCAGTTGATGGTGCAAGGTATCCTTGTTGCTTGAACTTCGTTGGTTCTCTCCCAGCTGGTGACTATGCTATTTTGGTGGGTCACTACGACTTAGGCTCTTCAAGAGACTATAATGCAAGGATGAGAGTTGGATATATAGGTTATTTCACAGGATAATTACGTTTTAACCATATATTAACCATTAAATACTGTATTAATAGCTAATAATTAAGCAAAATAGGCGATAATACCTTAATAAAACCGGTTTTATTAAGGTATTAT